TATCGTCAATCCCAACCGTAAGAGAACCGTCGCCGTTAATTCGGAAAAGCCCTACGCCTGCCGTTAAGTCTGTAACTGTATAAGTGCCGCTAGCGTTACCGATTAAGATTTGACCAATTAACGGGATAGCAGAAGTACCAGTACCGCCTGAATCTGGAGGAATAATACCCGCGCCGCCACCTAATTTTTGGAATTGGTTAAAGAAAAACCGATACCATTCACGCGCAATCATCCCCGTGCGCGCATCGACAAGCGGTACTCGCGGCGGGATAATCTCGGTGATATTAGGCATTTGTACCACTCAATATAAGTTCAGCACCCATGATGCTGATCTTAACTGGGTCAGTCCCAGACACCTCGTAAACCCTATCACGCAGCTTAAGCGTCATACCCAAACGACGCCAGATAGCGCGGCGCTGGTATACGCCAATCTTGCCGCCTGACTTCCAATGCTCGTTTGACCAAGTGTGACCACCGTCATCAGAAAAGCGCAGCATTAGTTGTGGGTCTTCGCCTTGGCCATTATTTAGACCAACACCCGTCTCGCAGTCTAGCTGCATTGAGTGTTGCGTTGTGCGCTTCAAGTTATTCTGACCCGTTGGAAGCGCGCGCCATGAGCGCAGCCACTTCTGGGGTTGCCCATTGTCGGCAAACACATTTAAGTCAAAAGCGTAAATGTTGCCGTTCTCGTAATCGCCCACGATCACTTCACTGTTGTACGCCATTTGGCAGTTAGAGCGATGACGCACAAAGTCGCCGTTTGAGAACCCTGCGCGCTCATGCCACGCCTGCGTCGCTACGTCGTACACCCAAGTCGTGTTTGCGCTTGGGAAGATCAGAACGTAAAACGAATGGCCGTCTTGCTGGTATGTGTAGGCAATCGCATCCGAGATGTTGCCGTACTGCTGGATTTGCCACTCGACAGCGTGGGTAGAGATGCGTTGCCCAGTGTAGCCATTGGCACGATAGACGATACCCTGCCCACGGGCGTCAGAACCTAGCCAGAACAGTCCGTTATCCAACTTGGCAACAGAGTATGCCGCCGCACATCCGAGTTCGTTAAACGCGCCCTGAATGCGAACCAAGGGGAAGTCGGCTGTTCCTGCGTCGTACCAGACCTCAACCGAGTCAGTGCCAAACAGCCACAACTCACGGTGATCGACAATCAGCGACACCAAGCCGTCAGACGATCCTTCAGCGCTAGCAAAGTCAAGTGGATCAATCTGTGTACCGTCCAAAAGCTGCGTGATGTAGAACTTCTGGCTGTTTGGTGGATTAAAAACAAAATAGCTGTTTAGGTAACCAACAGTCACCGCACCAGGGAAATCAGGGTCAGTAATCTCTGCAAACACGTTAGTGCTTGTGTTAAAGATGTAGCCCTTAGGGTTAGCAGCAATAAAGATTTGATTGCCGTTGTCGGCCATCGACACGGTGCCTAAACCACTTACAGTGCCACGCAGCGTTGCGGTGTAGTTTGTGTCAATCTCATAGAACTCATTACCGGACACCACAAACGCCCGTGTCGGGTCAGCCTTTAGCACCCATAGCCCACGCACGGGGCCTGTCCCAACAGAGGCTAGAAACTTGAGCGCAGGCGCGCGGTTCAGAAACGCTGGTTCTTTACCACCCTCTGGGATAATCTCAGGGAACAGATTTACCATTCGATTGTCAGCGGCATTTACGCTACGGGCAACGTACGCCGATCCTAAGATAGGCGTCTTCATTAGTAATTACCGGCAAAGATGTTGAAGCGTTGACGCGTTGCAACAATCGAATAAGGCATGGACATAATGTCGTCAGGATTGTTGATGCGCTTCAGGTTGCGCTTGGAGGTCATGGCAACCCGCATGACTGTGGGCGATGGCTCGACACCAAACTCAGGCGCAATCTCACACGCCAAACAATAGCGAAACGCACGAAGATAGCCTGGTGGGAACGCCAAGACAGTCGCCAAATTAGCGGGTGTTGTCAATGGTCTGACCGACACAATGTGGAACTCTAGCACCTTGGTAGGCACTGGATACACTGCCATATAAATGTCTGGGTATTCCATGTTGACCCACATCACCTGTGGGTAGGTGGAAGTCACGGTCTTAACAGCAATACCGTTGTATTGTTGCTGATTGATTAGCTTAATGCCGTAAGAGATGCCAGACGAAGGGTCACGGAAGTATGTGGAGTCGTCAACTAGGATTGGGCGTTCGCCCACAAAGTCACCGGTCGGGCCAAGGGTGCGGGAGATAGCACCAGGAGGCCACGAAAAGACTTGATCTTGGGTCGAGAACACAGCCAATCGCTCAGTACTCCATGAGTCGATCATCTGGTTTAACGCAACAAGTGCGTCCTGCGATGTAGCCGCCGAGGGTGTTTCACCTTCAGCCAACACGCCGAGTAAGCGCAAAGCGCCGTTAATCTGGTCATTGGCTGTTGTGGCCATGTTTACTCCGTAGTTTTACGACGACGTTTTAGCGTATTAACTGGCTCCGCTACTTCAACTTCAGGCGTATCGGGATTGTACCGCACCCAGCCGTTTTGTTCATCATGTTCAGCTTCCAATTCCATATTGGCAATTTTATTACCGTGAATTGGATGTTTTAAATAGATGTTCATAATCTTCTAGGTTAGATAGGGGGCAAGCCCCCTATTTATTACACAACTGTAAAGTTCAAACGATAAACGGGGAATGTCACAGTGTTAGCAAGCGTACCAGTTGCGGCAGCACGAATACGCAAACGATCTCCAGCGGCCACAACTAAATTAGCTGCGGTGCCGTTTAAAGTTAATGTACGCGCAGCATTAGCTACTAACGCAGTTCCACCTGTAGCTTTGGTAGTATTAGCATCGGTTGCGGCTAACATTACAGCCGAACCAGAACCAGTTAAACCTAAGTTGGTGATGGAAAAAGTGATAAAGTTTGTGTCATTAGATGCAAGCGCATCTACACCAGAAAACACAGCGGATGTCAGTGTGCCTGCCGCAGGGACAATTACAAAAACATCACTATTACTAGTAGTAGCAATAGTTGCACCTTGTTGCGATGCAGTAGAACCGTTAGCAATATTAGATAGAATTTTTGACGTGCTATCAATAATTGCGCCTGTAATTGTAGTGCCAGAAGTCAACTCAGGGTCGCTAAAAGAAACCCCTACTGGTTTGGTATTGGGCATAATATTTCCTTTATAAAAGAAGGCACCGAAGTGCCCTCTTTAGATTAGCTAATGCGGTATGCAGTCCACGATCCGTCGCCAGTCTTGCGCGCGCGGAAATGGGCTGAAGTTGCAGTAGTTACGGCAGCAGCACCAACGATTGACCAACCAGTGCCAACAGCCAAAGTGACTGAGTCTGCACCATCAGTGTTGATAACAAAAAAGTCAAATGCACAATTAACTTTTTGTGCGCTCAACATATCTGCTTCTAACAAAGCGACTGTTGGCAATGTGAGGTTGCCAGCGGCGCCGTCAAAAACAAACAGACCATTTTGCAATTGTGCGGGTGTTGCAGTTGCTGCGGCAGCCAATGCAGTAGGTGCGCCCTGAACGAACATAATTGCTTCGTCAGTTGCGCCTGCGCCGACCTGATAACCGCCTGTGCCATTAGAAAGTGCCATGATAAATTTCCTTTAAATAGATTACGAATGGGGGCCGAAGCCCCCACTGATTTAGCCCCAGAGACGGACGGCAGTGACGGGACGGATGGCGTTGTAGCCATACAGCACGTCAATACGGCAGGGGAGGCGGTCGTTGTTGATGTCGTACTGACGCACGATACGCAACGAAATACCGTTGTGGACTTGGCGTGAAGCCATGTCAACACCCTGTGGCAACAACAAGTCAGCCGTAGCAAACGAGATTGCATCTTTGTGATAGATCAGGTTTTGTGGGTAGCCTGTGTTAGCCGAACCAACCATCGTCACAACAGCACCGGCTGCTGGGAACGAATTGACAGTAGCCAATGCGTTAGAAGCAGTGTACAGAGCAGGACTGATGTTCAGTGTAGCTGTTGACGAACCAGTTGCCGCAGCAGTCACAACGAACTGTTGGAGGCTACCTGTCGATTGACGTGTTTGTGGGTTAACAGCGAACACACCAGCGATGGTGAATACGTCGCCCGCGTTCCATGTCTTGCTCGAACCAGTAAAGCTGATACCGAGAGTTGACTGACCTTCAGTTGCGACAGTTGTTGTCACAGTGATGGCAGTGCCCCAATCGCCGTTTGTGTGGTTGCTGATTGACTGAGACATATTGATCTCGTCCAGACCCAAAATGCCTTCACCCATCATGCCGTTCTTGAACTGGCGGCTGATAGTGCCGGTTGGGTTAAACAGACCTTTCATGCCCTCAACCAGACCGGCGTTGGCAGCAGGGTTAACTGTTGCGTAGCGCTGATCCATCGGTGTGGCAAATTCGTTAAGCTTCTGGTTAGCTTGGAGCAGAACCAAAGAAGTCGAAGGAACTGAACCAGGTGTGCCGACTGTGTTGTAAATGCCTTTGTACGAAGTCGCAACGTCGGCGTCAACCGAAGATGCCAACTGCGAAACGCGAGGCTTCAAGACACGCTCTGCGAAGTCATCCAACTGCATTGTCAATTCAGCAGAGGTGAAGTTCACGCCGATATGCTTCTGGCTGGAAACAGTCAGAGTTGTGAACTGTTCGTTGTCGGCCTGAACTTGCAGGGCGGCACCGTCAGTCACCAGCGCGCGATCGGGCAGGCGGATACGGAGGGTTGAACCAATCTTAGCACCTTCAACAGCGAAGGAGTCGTCGTACTGGCGATTGACGTTGCGTGTGAGTACAAGGTTGTTCTCAAGAATTTCAAGAGACTTCCGTGTAATCATGTCAATGGTTAAGAGTGAATTACTCATTTTAATTCCTTAAAAGTAAGTTAGCGGTTGCGTAGCGCTTCAAGCTTCTTAATCTGACGCTGCCGGTCGGCTTCGATCCAATCTGATGTGCTCATTGTTTTGATTGAGCGTGGGTCAGTCGTATCGTATGCGGGCGCACCCGTGCTTCTGGCAGTAATCGGACTAATAGGCGATGGCGCATTAGATGTCTTTTTAACTGGCGGATCAGAGGCTAATTTAGCTTCCAACTTGCCAATTTCCTTAGCCTGCAAGATTGGTGATAGGCGGGAGATACGTTCAGCTTCTTTCGGATTAGCGCCTAAGTGGTATGCCACTTCGGGACCAATATCAGATGCTTGAATCGACTGAGCCATCACGTCAGTAATTGGAAGCTTGGGGTTATAGGCGACTTGTTCAAAGTCGTCATACTTCTCCCGTGCCTTTTCCTCTTTGTCGTGATACGACTCTAGGAGTTCCGACTGCTGCCTACGCTGCTCTCGTTGCTCTAAAAGTTGCTCGGCTTTCTGCGCTGCAAGTGCTTCTACATACGCATCGGTCGATTCAAACTGTTCAGGTGCTACGGGGGCGGCTAATGGCGCAGAGGGTTGTGCTCGTTGAGCCTGCTCTCTTTCCCACTTACGTTGCTCTCTTGCGAGCCGTTTTCCAATCGCGGCATCCAATTCTTCCTGTGTAAAGGTTTTTGTTGGCTGCTGGTCTTGGTCTACTTCCGGCGTTTGTACTTCAGATACTGGGGCTACCGTAGCTTCCAGTTCCGGCGCGGGCACTTCCGCTTGGCTTACTTCTTCTGACATTTTTGTTTCCTAAGAAACCCTGGTGGGCGCACCAGTACGTTTAATATACAGCAAATTACTTAGCTTCTGCAATAGCTGCTTGTGCAGCCTTGTATTCAGCAATAGTCCATTCGTCATGCGTTGCAGCACAAACGGCTTTCACACGATTTGTTTCGTGGCTGTAATCATCGCCTGGAGCGACAACGTGGCGATGAAATGTGCTGCTAATCTCTTTGCCGTCTTCCATGATTCTGGTGGCGGTGCGTACTTGAACGCATCCGCTCTCAAGCACTTCAATGCGGTCTACTACTTCAATTTTCTCTAAAGCCATGACAACCTCCGGTTGAAATCAAGTTAAATAGTTTCTATTGATAAAATTAAACATTTGTATTGTTTGCTTGCGTTACGCCACCGTCGAAATTAAATAACGCTGTGGCAGTAAATGTATTAGATTGAAATACAGAATTAGTTGGGTTGTTAGTTGATTTTACAAAAGGTGTGTCAGCTACGCTACTTGATTCAAAACGGCAACCTGTCACCATCAATTTACTTGTAGGGGCGTTTAAATTTGCATTGTAAAACCCAGTCGTTGCTGGCACTTGGCTAACATAACAATTACTTATTTGATGAACAAAAGTACCAGTTGCCGTTATAGTAAAACCCGTGTAAAGAATTCTTGCGCCATTGATAAATAAACTTCGGCTTGTCCCAGCAATCAACAGCATATTTGAGGTTGCTGTGAACGATGTTAATTGTGAATTTGGGTCAAAATAAACCGAAGACTCTACAGCTATATCAGCAATTAACTGTTTTGTAGTTGCGCTTGCTCTTGGGTATCCTACAAAATTCTCACCAAATTTAATTTGTATTGCGTTAAATGAGCTATACGTTTCTGACCCATATTGAATTGTTGTGTTTACAACAGAAACACTAGCACACGCTTGACGCATGATGTGTTTAATATCGCCTGAATTTTTAAGAACGTATCTTAAAGCAATGTCATTTGTAAAAAAGTTAATGTCAGCAGCGTCTATATGGTATGTACCACTTGCAACACTAAAATTTTCTACGTTTAGAGAATTTATACCTCTAGATGCAATGTCAAATACCATGCCGCCTTTACCACCATCAGCGGTAGCAGTTAAAAGAGTAATTTTAAAATTTTGAATATTTAAAACATCAATACCGCCAATTGAATTTAACCCAATAGTGCATTTGCGAACACCGCAATTTATAAGGTTATAGCTAGGAAATTTTGACGTTCCATTTATTAGCCATCCTTGGTTTACG